GTTTGATTTCAGGAAAGAAAACATTTTCGTAAAATTTTTGGAAGTGGTCGTGTACTCTTTTTGAATCATTTCTTGCTCCGAAGTGTTGGTCTGTTACTAAGGCTATCTTCATTTATCATCCTCGACAAAGTTTTCTAAACCTTTCTTTTTCTTTCTTGCTTGCTTCTTCTCTTCTTCTTTTCTTTCAAAGTTAGCAACAAAGTCATTCATATATGGTGTATCAAGATTAATGTAAGCTCCTTGGTCACCTTTCTCAGGGTTCCCATCACTAGTTGCTAACTCATCAAATATGACACTCCTCTCTAATGATTTGTGTTTAATGTATAGTTGTTTCTTTTCTCTTTGTATTCTTCTTAAGAATGCATAGTATATTATCTGTGTAAAGTATGCAAATGGATTAGTTGATTTTTCAGGATTGAAGTTACCAATATAATTGATACAGTTTTCAATTCCATCACTTATCATTTCATCTCTATACGTATAGTTAATAAAGTTTGGTTTAGTAGATAATCTTGTTGAGATTTTTAGTAAACATTCTCCAATGTATTCTGGTATCCTTGGTGGTGTAGAATCTGATTCCTCAGCTTCTTTGACACCATTAAGATACTCGACCATCTCAGCATAAAGTCTTTTGTTATCTACATAATGTTCTGACTTTGCTCTTGGCATTAGTGTATAGTAGTATTAGCAACATCTGTCTTTACATCAACTTCTAACTCAAAGTCTTCGTCTGGATGCTGTAATGCTTTCTCTCCTAGTTGTTTTAAGATTTCCTCTATCTTAGGACTCTTAAAGTTAATAAAATCACCTCGTTCTCTAGTGAACTTAAGGTAGTGTTCTATAGCATTATCCTCTATTCCGTAACTTAAGGCAACGATTTTATTGCGTTCAATTACAATTTCATTCTTTTCTGTAAACATTAACCAATGTGAAACAGATAGAACTGGACCTGCTAACGAATTTGTTTTGTGTACTACTACTGGATTAATAAGTTTTAAGTTTAGAGGATTAGATGACTTCTCTACAATAGCTAATAGCTCTTCACCTGACAATAACTTTATTGTTGCTATATTATCTTTAACTGTCATTCCTTTAACGCTACCTTGTATATTTTATACTTAAACTTTTCTTCATTATACATTTTTATTCTTTCAGCAAAATGCTGTAGTGTAAAATTAAGTTTGGATTTCCATTGAAGGTTGTCTGCTATATCAAAAAGAGTTGCACTATCTTTATCATCACCTTTTCTTAAACCTCTACCAATACTTTGCAAGACTCTTATCCTTGACTTACTTGGAGATGAGAAAATAATGTTGTGTAGTCTTTTGATATTTACTCCTGTACTAAATGTTCCGAAACTAGCTACTATAATTGCGTTCTCTTCTTTCTCTACAATCGCTCTTATTTCTTCTCTAGCTGTTCCATCAACTTCACCTGATACAAAAAATACTGGACGATCTTTCTCAACAGTACTATCAATTGCATTTTTTATTTCTGTGAATAAAGGTTTACCATGCTTCTCTACAAATTGATATAGTAGTAGAGTGTTACCATTTAAACTTAAAGCTAAATTTTTCAAGAACCTATTTCTAGCTTCATTCCTAACTAAAAAATCTACTTCGTCTGGGTATTTATCTTTTGAATGTAACTTTTTTATTTCATCTGGATACTGTAACTCTAAACACTTAACATTAAATTCTGCTAACGTACCTTTTTTAATTAGCTCATCAGTAGTAGTTACTTTTTCAACTGCACCAAACAATCCTTCTAAGACTAATTTATGTGTTGTAGTACCATCTAGTGTTCCTGTAAAACCAAATTTATATTCTGTACCAATAGTCTTAGTCATAATTGAAGTTAAACTTTTACTCTTAAATAAGTGAGCTTCGTCTCCAATAACTAAATCAAATTGCTCGAACCACTTCTTAGGCATCTTATGTATTGATTGCCATGTACTAATTGTAAGTAAGTTATCTGTCTCTTTTTCTACACCTGCTGTTATACAATGTGGCTCTTGTTGATAACCATAAGACTTAAAGTCTCCAGCCATTTGTTGTACTAATGATATGGTTGGAACAATAATCAATGTTTTCTTTCTTATGTAAGATGCTATCAGATATATGATTAAAGATTTACCACTAGCAGTTGGAGATAGCATAAGTGATCTTTTCTTCTTCATTGCATGAGCAAATGCATCTAATTGATAATCACGTACCTCAAATGGCAATCCTAACTTCTTTACATGGTCCTTAGCTTCTGCTAAACTAAATTCTGCATCAGCATAAGCTGGATCAATAACTAAATTATAATCTCTTTCATCGCAAAACTTTTGTACGTGATGTAGTAATCCAGAATAGATTCTTTTTGTTTGAGGATTGAATAGTCTTATCTTACCATCCCAGAACTTATTTCTAACTGCTGGCATAAATTGCATACCAGGAACAGTAAAGGTAAAGTAATCCTGTAGCTCCCAACAAGAGCCACCATCACAATCCACTTCCATGTAAACTTCGTTTACTTTTTTAACTATTAATGTTTCCATTAGATTCCAACTTTAAACTTCTCCCACTGGATTGCTGCGTTGATATTGAATCCTCTATTGTTTAATGACTTAACTATAGACTCAACAAAGTCTACTTTTTCTTTTTGATATGCTAACTTGAGATTGTTGTCTATCCAATTTTGATCTGCGTCAATATGAATACCTAAGTCTGCTTTTAGTATTCTTATATTGATTTGATCCCAACCTCTTTCTTTTAGCTCTTCATAATCAAAGTTGCCTTGATAGTATTCCCAAAGGTCTTTCCATAATTGTTTTGATTCTTGTTCTAGTTTTTTGTATAGTAATCTTTCTTGTGAAAATATTTTAAAGTATTTGGAATGTAGTTGAGGTATCCTGCTAGCTTCTGATGCTAAGTCAGTCCTGTCTACTGGAGCATCTTTACTCCATAGTGCTTGTATTTCTTCTAGTGTCATATTTTTTCTCAAAGTATAATCTAACTGTAGCCTTTCTCCATACTGCAACAAAGAATAGGGTTATAGTAGATGATATTGTAATCTGAAACGCATTAAAAGACAACAGGTTAAGGCAGATATATACTACTAAAAAATTGAGTGGAAACATTATAGCTGTACCTAGAACGGTATCAGTTATAGCCTCCCTTATGGCTCTACGTTTTCTTTGATTCAAATTATTATAATATCTTAAAAGTTCTATATCTAAATGTTGCAGTACATTCAATATAGTCAACATCAGCACCTTGTGTTGTGAATGGAAGGTCTGATAAAGATGCAGGATACACGTCTGTAAATTGAATCTCTTTGTTTGGATTCATTGCACTATTTAAAATAGTTAGAGTTGCATCACTAAACACCCTTGCATCACTTCCAGCACTCTGCTCTTCTGTCCACGCAGTGCTCTTTTCAAAATCTTCTACTCTAGTCATTGATAGGATCCAATTGTATAACTCATTATAGTTATTCAAGTCTTCATCTACTCTAAATGTAATAACTAGATCACCATAGGTAACTAAGTCACCTGGATACTTTAACCTGTTACTGAATGGTGTTGGAATGTCTATAGCTCCTACATCAACTGAAGGTAATGCTACTTGTTGTATGAAATAGTTTACATTAGGTATTCTTTTCAATACAAACTTAGCACCTAATTGTGATAAGAAGTTAGTATTATTTGGTTGTGTTCCTGCCATAACAGTATTTATCTTCCTTTAAGTTGGCCTGCCTGATAAGACTCGAACTTATAACCTACAGCTTAGAAGGCTGTTGCTCTATCCAATTGAGCTACAGGCAGGCTGTAGTTTACTTGCTGTTAACGAAGTCGTTAAACTGTTTTGCAACAGTAATAACATCTTGTGCAGTCATTGGAGTTGATAACTCCGCAGGGTAATCTGGCCATTGAACATCTTTTTGTTCTTGAGCTCTACAGGCCATATTGTGATATCTGTCTGTGATTAAGTTTCTGTTATCTATCAATAACCCCTGAGCTTGCGAAAGCAAGTCGGCTCTTATTTCATAGCCTGATTTATTATCTGACATAATTCCTCCTGTGTGTGTGAATGTCATGTAGCATTATACTACACAGGTATTTATAAGTCAACTAGGCAACCTTAGATAATTGCCTATTGATAGTGACTATATCTTGAAGAAGATACTTAGCAGCATCATTAGTCCACTCAGAGAATCCATTGAGATACATAAAGTATCCTGGATCACGTTGAGCATCTTCGTCGTCCTGGA